CCCCTGTGACCCTAGTAGGACAGCAGCACAGGAACACGGTCTAACACAACGACCGGGGGGGTATGTCCCTGATTCTGTTTCGCTGTGCTGCTGTATTCAATAGCAGCCCAGATACGGGAGCACATTTACGATTTGGCAACGCTAACGGCAGCACAGTGACACTTCGATGCCCATCGAACAACTTCAGTTTCTGATCGGCGCGAAATCCCGCGCAAAAGTGCCCCTGTATCGCGCTGACAGTCCAGGTTTTCGCCGTAATCACGTCTTCGCTATTTGCGACAATCACTATGTCTATATGTTGTGCACCCACCCCCTCCCTGTAAGGGAGGGGGGGAAGGGGAATGCACATAGCAGATTGTTCAGACCAGCCTCTTACGGTTAAGGCTAGGTTAACCAGGTGTGTAACCTTCCTGGGCTCGGCTGGGCGTGGTAGCCTTAGCTCATATCCCGCGATCCACGCGGGTGGGCGAAAGGAGAACCATTCATGGCCCTACCCCTGCTGACCTGCGCCCAGTGCGGCACTCAGGTCACCATCCCTCAGAAGTATTCCTCTGTCCGGAAGTATTGCAACCTGTGCCAGGTGGTCCGCGAGACCGCCGATCGGCTGCCCAAGGCTCGCAACTGCGAGCGCTGCGGAACCCAGTTTTGGCCGATCCGCTCGTCGCGGCTCTGGAACAAGTGTGGCCGGTGCACCTCGCGCCTGACGCTGGAGCAGCGCATGAACGCGCCTGAGTGCAACGTCTGCGGCGAAAAGGTTCCGCCAGCCGAGGGACTCACTGAGACATGTCTCCCGTGCGTACAGTCTCACGAGCACTACAGGGACTCATATGTCGCGCGCGTGAACGAAATTGTCGCAAATCGCGCAAAAACTTTTGCTTCACAGACGGTTAATCCCGATCTGAGTGTGGTATAGTGTCACCACAACCAGTGCAGGAGGAATGCACAATGCCTTACACTGACAATCCTGATGGTCCGCGCCGTTGGGTGTACGACCGCCGCGCCGAGTCCATCGGTGACCAGGTCCGCAAGGCTGCTGAGCTTCTTGCTCAGGATGTCGAGGCGTACCTCTACGACGAGGCTTCTGACGTCTGGATGAAGCCGGAGTTCCTGGCCTGGGCCGTTGCCCGCTACGACATCCAGAAGACTGGATCCGGTAACTACGCGCAGATGGACCTCCAGTACAACCACGACGAGGCCGTGCTCGACCCGGTCGTTCCGGCTGCCCAGCGGCAGAGCCCGAACACCAACATCGACACAGCGGTGCGGTTCCCTGAGCACGCCCGCCAGGCCAAGCACATCAACACTGATGAGAAGAAGGCAGGCGACAAGTAATGGCTCTTACCATCGCACAGGTATCAACTCCTAACGCCGAGATGCACGAGGGCCAGCTCATGGGCCTTCGCGCCCGCATCCTCGACATCACCTTCGACTCGTCTTACCTGACCACAGGCGAGGTGCTGACGGCTGCCTCGCTGGGCTGGACGTATCTGTTCGGCGCAGTGACACTCGCTGACCCGTCGAACTCCGACGGTACCGCCTCAGTAGGCTGTATCGTCAAGAAGAACACATCAGGGTCGCAGCTGACCTTCCAGGCACAGGGCAACGCCGCCTCTGCCACACACACCCACACCGAAAACACGGCGGCTGCTTATACGCAGAACGCCGTGACGGCGGCAGGTGGTGCGGTGGCCGCAGGCACGCTGCGTAACGCCGAGATGGCGTCAACACAGGATCTCTCGACGTTCACCGGACGCTTCGTCGTCCTGGGGTACTAATGAGCACCGGCCTAGTAGTCGTGTGCATCCTTGTCGGCATCCTTGTCGCAGTAGTACTGCTCTAATGTACAAGGCCGACCACATCATGCTTCTGATTGTGGTCGGCCTTTGCATTGCCTTCGCCATCGCAGGCATCATCGCGGGGTAGAGAACTGGCATCTCGCAACCCCCATTAGGTTGAGACAGTGGGTTCGATTCCCACCCCCGCTACCACTTTAGGAGAAGCAATGCCACAGCTAACACAGACCACGTTGCTAAACGCCGACAGTACTAACGGCACCAAGGCAGCGTTTGACATCCGCAACATCACCGCCTACTCCATTTTCGTGAAGGCCGTTGGTGGAACCTCTGCAAGCATTCAGGTGGAAGGCACGGCTGACCCGTCCGGGCAGCTAGGATTCGCCCCACTGGCAATGCGGCAGGCGGGCGGCGGTGCTTACGCGACGACCGCAGAGTCGGTCTCAGCCGGTGCTGGTAAGTCGCTCTACTTCGACCCTAGTGACAACGTCGCCTGGATCCGTGTAGTCGTGTCCGCACAGACCGGACCTACAGCGCTGACTGTTACGCTCAGTGGGGAGGAGTAAGAATGGCTGTTACCGCTACATGGTATGGTGCTGCTGGTCTTGGTATGGTCAGCGCCACAGCAGCACGGCGTTTTGACTGGGTGACTGACACCATCAAGGTGACGCTACACACCTCACTCTACGTACCTAACGTCGACACGCATGACTTTGCGGACGACCTAACTAACGAAGTGGCTGCCGGCGGCGGGTACACAACCGGCGGTGTTACACTCGCATCAAAGACGCTGACTTACGACTCAGTGTCTAACACTGTACGCCTCGATGCGGCTGATGCCGCGTGGACGTTCACAGTCTCCAAGACAATGCGCTACGCTGTAGTCTGGAAGGACACCGGTGTCGCTGCTTCTTCGCCACTACTAGGATACGTGGACTTCGGTGCTGACGAGTCATCGTCGGGCACCTTCACGCTACAGTGGGACGCTACGGACGGAGTACTTAGAATGGTGGTGGTCTAATGGGTATGTTCAAGGGTCACTCCTACTTCCCAGGTCCACGGCCACGCCCTAACACAGCGCCACCGCAGCCTGAGACAGCACCTGACGAGCCGCTGACCAAGTACGTCATCAACGGCATGTTCAACCCTGACGGCAGCTATGTCGTGCCCGAGGTACTCGTTGTCGAGCTTACCGGCGGACGCACCATCGACCGTCCCGGCCAGGTGCTGGAGATGAATCGCTCAGAGGCGTCCGTGCTGATGAAGCGGCTGTCGCTGACTCCCGTAGCACCTGAGTAGTGGCGATCAGCACAAAGGTCGGAACCTTCACGGCCCCGACTGCCGCTGGCTCACGAGTAGTCACTGGTGTAGGATTCCAGCCCAAGGCGTTGTGGCTGTACGCAGCCAACCGTGCGAGTACCACTGGTATTAACACGGGCATCAACGCCTTGGGCTTTGGTGTCTGCTCAGCCACGGCTGCGCGTGCCTGCGCCATCACTTCGCGCAACGGCGGCACTACCACCGGGAACATCGACGAGGAAGTCCGTATGAGTACGGGCGCGTACACCATGCTGAACACCTTTGGTGCTACGTTTGCGGAGGCCGCACTCACCTCACTCGACGCTGATGGGTTCACGCTTAACTTCACAACAGCGCCTGGTACGGCCACCCTGATCGGGTACCTAGCAGTAGGCGGGGCGGATATCACGAACGTCGCAGTAGGTGACTTCCTCACCGGCACAGCGACAGGTAACGTAGACGTGACAGGTCTTGGGTTCGACAACCCGGACATGGTGTTCTTGATGCACGTGAACGTCGGCACAGCGCTACCGTTCACGTCACGTACAGGATCACGGCTAGGATTCGGTGTAGGTATTTCCACAACGAAGCGCTTCGCCAACGTGCGTATGACACGTGACCAGATCCTGAACACGTCGTGTCACTCACAGCAGGAAAGCAACGCTGTGCTGTTGGGGCTCACCACAGCAGGACTCCAGGACTTCATCGCTGACTACTCGGGTGGAATCACAGACGGCTTCCGCATCAACTTCTCGGACGCCCCGTCAGCAACAACGCGCATCGCTTACCTGGCGATCAAGGGTGGATCCTTCGACTGTGGTCTAGAGACACAGACCACCTCGGTCACGAATAAGGACACCACGACGACCAACACGCCGAAGGCGGTGCTGTTCGCCGCAGCGGCCAAGACGGCAGCTACAGGAATCGACGACACCATCGACGCTCAGACGCTGTTCGGAGCTTCTGACGCGACGAACGAAGCGGGCATCGGTGGACGCACGGCGGACAACGTGGCGACTGCTGACGTTGTATGTGAGATTGATTCAGCCAAGGTGATCGTCAAGTCCAACATCGCTGGTACCACTCTGGCAGAGTGTGACGCCACCTTCGCAGCGAACAAGTACAACCTGAACTGGACGACGGCCGACGCCGTGGCTACCGAGTTTGGCTGGCTGTCGTTGGGCGACTCACTAGGACGCACCCTAATCGTGCCTGCTGGGCGTATCACACTGAGTGCGCCTGCTGCGCTCGCTGCTCAGGTTGTGAGCGTGACCCCGACCGCCCGCCTGACTCTGAGTGAGCCCTCACCACAGGTGATGAGTGCCGTTGGAGGCATCGCCGCTCGCTTGACACTTAGTGCTGCCAGCCCGGACCCGAACGCGGTCAAGGCGGTAACCGCTGCTGTAGCAGGACTCAACCTGAGCGCCCCGGCTGCAACGGTGATGGCTGCGATTCTGGCCACCCCCGGTCGATTGACACTTTCCGCACCTGGACCCATCCCCCAGGCAGTACGCACAGTAGCCGCAACACCTGGACGCCTGACACTTAGCGCACCGAGCGCGGTAGTCATGGAGGCGAAGGTGTCCCCGTCTGGACGACTCACACTGTCCGCCGTATCGCCTGCGGTCACTGCAATGGTAGTGGCAGCCGCCGGGCGAGTTAACCTCAGTGCTGCCTCACCTACGCTCGTAGCGGCAAAGACTGTGGTTACTCCCGCTTCTAGGCTTAATCTGACTGTCCCGTCTGCTACACTGTACCAGGCAGTAGTTGCCTCGGCACCTCAGCTAAGGCTAGGCATGCCGAGTCCCACGATTCCCGGTCAGGCTGTGTTCATCATCACGCCTGCGGGTAGGCTCAACCTAAGTGTCCCGCAGGTAACGCTGGTTGGTATAGGTGGTGGGCCTGGAGGTCCAGGTGGGCATACTTACCTACTGCTTCGTCGTCGTCGTCGAATCCCATAATCACGAAGGAGCGCTAAATGGCAACTCGCCAGGTATCACCAGGTAGTTCAGTAGCAGCAGCGATCAACTCGTCCGCCCCAGGCGACGCAGTGATGCTGAGAGGTGGCGGAACGCACGGTGGATTCCGTGTGGAGAAGCCAGGAGTACGGATCTACGGTGAGAACCCTGACGTCGAGGTATCGGGTCACGTCTACGTGACGTCCGTAGCTGACGAGACAGAGATCGACCATCTGGTGCTACTGAACGGTGGGAACACCGGGCGCACCAACCCGACTGTCGACGCCACGGATCTCCACCTGCACCACTGTGTGGTCGACAACCAGAACAAGTCCATCGCGCTCCACCTAGGTGGCAACGCCACGTCTCTCGCAGCGTCTCGCGCTCTGATCGAGCACAACGTGTTCCGCAACGTGGGCCGCAAGCCGTGGACGAACTACGATCACGCGATCTACCTCAAGTGGGCTGACGACGCCATTATCCGCCACAACCAGTTCCTCAACGGTGGAGACTACGCCGTTCACTTCTGGGGTGGCTGGTCGCGCCGTACGCAGGTCTACAACAACTACGCTGACGGTACCTGGGCTGGCTTCACGATCATGGGCGGTAACTCCGCTGGTGGATCGGATGACGCCGAGTACTACAAGAACATCGTCACAGGGCCGCCCCGCTCTGGCCGTCAGGTGTTCTACGGCTACACGTCAGGGTGGACCGGATCGAAGTCCATGGTTCGTGAGAACCTGCTAGTGGGCAACGGACCGCATCTGATGGCTGCTGGTAACCCGTTCTACGACTTCTCGGCGAACCTGACCGGCGACCCGCGTATTGTCAACGGCAAGATCACGAACCCGGCATTCCTTGGATTCGGCCCGGGCTCGATGCAGTCCGGACCAACGCCTCCGCCTGACCCGGACCCGCCCGAGGAGGAGCCAGGTGACTGCACCGAGGTACGTGCCCAGCTTGAGGCTGCACGTGTCCAGATCGACAACCTAGAGGGTGAGCTTGCTGACGCAGCACGTGAGTCGTCAGCGGACAAGGCAGCCCTGGAGCAGATCCGTATCGCGGCCGCTGGCCGTCTCTAAGGAGTCAACGTGAAGAAGTGTAAGACGTGTGGAGAGGAGTTCGAGCCCGAGCGCAAGACTGCGGTCTACTGCTCGGACAAGTGCCGCTACCATAACTGGCTAGCGAACAAGAAGCGTGTCACAATCCCGGCAGACATGCGGTTCTCCATTCTCCACCGCGACGGCTTCGCGTGTCGTTACTGCGGGGACCGCCCTCCCAAGAAGACGCTACGTGTAGACCACGTGGTCTCGATTGAGGATGGCGGTGCCCGCACCGACTTTGCTAACCTAGTGACTACTTGTAACCCGTGTAACGCCGGTAAGGGCAAGAAGTCACTAGACCCATCGGAGGTACCTCCACTTGCCGATTAAGAAGGTGCGCAAGTGTGCCATCTGCGAGAAGCCACTCGGAGACCTAGCGCCGCCTAACAAGGTGTACTGCTCGAAGCAGTGTGCTCAGAAGGCGTTCTACTCGCGTAAGCGGCAGAAGCGGATCCAGTCACAGAAGAAGGTCAAGTACACCACAATCACGCCAGCCATGCGAGAGTTCCGTGCGCTCATGGACGAGCAGGATCCGTTCGTGCGCGAGACGCTACAGCAGGCGATCCGTGACTGTGTAACAGAGGCCGTGTCTGACAACATCGTCGGCGCTGGCGAGATCATCACAGGTCTGCTGCCCAAGACCCTAGCGGGTCTGGCAGTGGACCTTGATTCTTCTGACTGGATGATTCGCTCACGCGCTCAGTCCACGGTCATGAAGTACGCCATGGAGTTCAAGGACAAGGAGACCAAGGACGTTGACCTCGGAACAATCAATGTGGTCCACAACGTCGCTCTGCCCGGAACTCCACTGGGGCGGGCTACTGCCGGAGAGATCGAGACACTCGAAGCAGAGGGCGACACCATTGTCGAGCATTTTGAGCGTGACTGGCCTACCTGCGCCAAGTGTAACGACCGCAAGCACCCAGACACCATGTATGACATGGAGGGCGACACTTGGTGCTCGTCTTGCTTCCTGGCTTCGACGTACAAGGCGTCCCAGCAGCAGGTAGCTCTTGGGCCAGGAGACGACGATGCCTCTTAAGTGTCCCGAGGCACGCGCCGCGTATATGAAGCGTTGGCATGAGCAAAACGCGGATCACGTACGCACGCGCAACCTACAACACCGCTATGGGATTACGCTGGAAGACTACGAGGAAATGCACGAGTCTCAGAACGGTGCCTGTGCTGTTTGCTACAAGCTGCCGGATCCAGGACGCCTGCTATGTGTGGACCACTGCCACGAAACAGGCAAGGTGCGTGGTCTGCTATGCGACAACTGTAACCGAGGCATTGGTCTGCTACAGGACGATGCTCCCACGCTCCTAAGAGCAGCTGAGTACCTGAGAGGTGCATCATAGTTGGATATCCACTTCAATTATACGCCGTTCGACGTCCACATCCCGTTCCATCAGACCTCGGCGCGCGAGAAGGCGGCGATTGGAGCCGTGGGCTCAGGCAAGACGATTGCCCTGTGTGCGGACGCTATCCTGCTTGGACTCCAGCAGCCGGGATCCCGTATCCTTATTGCTCGTCAGACTGTGCCCTCGCTCAGGGACACGACGGAGCATGAGTTCCTCTCACTCCTCAACGCGATTCCTGAAGAGCTTGAAGGCGTCCAGAAGAAGTCGCTCTATGACCTCTGTGAGGTCCGTCGTTCAGGAGGCCACGTCGACCGACTCATGCTACCGAACGGTTCGGAGTACCTCTTCCGGTCTCTCGATGACTGGCGCAAGCTCATGTCCCTCAACATCGCCGCCTTCTACATCGACGAGGCGTCGGAGATCGCCGTAGAGTCCTACCTGGGCCTGATGACTCGTATCCGCCAGACGGAGCCGACACAGCAGGCACAGCGCCTGGGCCACCGTACGATCGAGAAGCGCATCGCCGCTGTGTGCTGTAACCCGAACGGCCACAATTGGGTTTGGGAGTACTTCGTCAATGGTCCTACACAGCTACGTGAGTCTGGCCTCGCCGCTAACGTAGCAGCGGCCAACAACCGCCGCTACTTCCGCTCGACCTCCTTCGACAACCCCACGCTGTACAACCCCGACGGCTCTCCGGGCGACTTCCTTCAGTCACTACTGACGATGCCTGAGATCTGGGTGCGTCGTTACGTGCTCTGTGAGTTCGACGCGTTTGAGGGCCAGATCTACGAGTTCGGCCAGGAGCAGCACGTCTACGACCACTTTGATCCCCCACAGAACTGGGAGCGCGCGTGTGGCCTCGACTGGGGCCTCCGTAACCCCGTCGCCGTGGTGTGGTGGGCACGTGATCCGCAGACGCTGGTCTGGCACATGTACCGTGAGTACCAGTCCTACGACCAGATGAACCAGATGGAGCGTGAGTCACGTGTCACACCGACAGTCCATGAGGTCGCGGCTATCATCAAGTCTCTTGAGGGGTCTGAGAAGATTAGATGGAGGGTCATTGACCCGTCTTCTCATAAGAGAGAGGCTGATTCGGGGAAGTCAGTACACTACTGGCTCTCCCACTACGGACTACACTTCCAGAACGGTATCCAGGACTACAGTTCCCGGATCAACTCGTTCAACCAGCTGCTCAAGACCCGGCAGTTCAAGATTTCTACCTCCTGCCCGCAGTCGCAGATCGCTATCCAGCAGTACCGTTGGTCGGACGTGGCAGCCAAGAGGGATACCAACGCCCCCGAGCGTCCTCACAAGCACAATGACCACCTGGTCAATGCCTGCGAGTACCTTGCTACAATCTTTGCTACGGCGCGCCCGCTAGATAGCACGCCTGCCGACAAGACTGACAAGGAATACCTTCACGATGAGATCTGGAAGACAGTGAAGAAGCAGGTTCAGAAAAGAAATGTCCGCAATTTGGGCAATTACAACTACGGCCCACGTTAAAGTATGGTATGGTACCTGGTATGGGTACCATACTATACTTTAACAGACGTCGTCAATGAGGAAAGGTAACTTGCCACGTTTCACTTCGGAGCTAGTCTCCTACCACGAAGTATCCCCTGACCCTCTGATCCCGGACTGTCAGAACACGCGTGAGCCCGGAGACGGTGTCGTCTTCCAGGGCGTTGAGCCCATGCTTGGAACCCACATGTTCATCGGCCGCCAGTCGATCATCGAGGCCGCTGCGTTGCTGTTCGATCTGACGCCAGTTCAGGTCAACGCCAAGCTGGGCAAGCCTAAGAAGGTGGAGATCAAGTAAATGGCACCTAAGCCGACACTTGTAGAGCTACAGGAGAAGTACCACCTGGCGAAGCGCCACCGGCGTCCGTTCGAGCGTGACTGGATGCTGAACATGGCGTTCATCGCGGGCGACCAGTACGTGGATTACGCGTTCGATCCCGTGGCTCGCATTGTGGAGGTTCAGAATCCTGACAACTCCGTCCGTGCCCTGAACAACATCTGTATTCAGGTAGCCCGTACCGAGCGCTCCAAGATCCTCAAGAACAACCCTGTTCCCACAGCCCTTCCTGCGACTGACTCGCAGGATGACCAGTACGCAGCCCGGATTGTCGAAGCCTACTTCAACCATCTGAGAAATGAGTGGAACTACGAACGACGGCTGCGCACTGGAGTCTATTGGCTCGTCTCGACGGGCAACGTGTTCTTCAAGTGGTACTGGAACGGTGAGAACCAGATGGCTGTCATCTCTCCGTTCGACGTGTACCCGGATCCCTACGCCCGTACCATGAATGACTGCCGCTGGATGATCCATTCGCAGTTCATGGAGGTAGAGGCAGCTAAGGAGATCTACAAGGGTCGCCGCAAGGCGAAGCTAGAGCACATCCGTGAGACGGACACCAGCGCTCTCAACCCCGTTGAGAACCGTGTCCTGACAAACTACGGCGTGGGCGAGAGTAACCTGCCTGGTGTTACCCTTTATGAGTACTGGCAGCCGCCGAGCACAACTACGCCTAAGGGCCGCTATATCGTGTACACAGAGTCCGGCATCGTATGGGAGGACGACTACCCGTACTCGCACGGACGTCTGCCATTCACCCATGCAGGACACGTGGAGCGGACATCTGGTAAGTGGCACGCCTCCGTGATGGACTTCGTGCGCCCGATCCAGATCGAGATCAACCGCACAGAGTCACAGATCATCGAGAATCGTAACCTAGCGAACGGGCTATGGATGATTCCGGCTGAGGTAACGCTGTCGCAGAAGATCACGGCTGATCCACGTCAGCAGATCGACTGGGAGGGTCCACCTAACCTAGACCCAAACTCCTGGTTCGTGCAGCCGCAGGGCATGGCGAACTGGGTCGGACAGGAGCCCGGCCGTCTCAAGGCCGAGGCGTTCGACATTGTCGCTCAGCACGAGATTTCACGTGGTGGCGTGCCTGGACGTGTTGAGTCCGGCCAGGCCATTCAGCTGCTACAGGAGACCGACGACTCAGTCATGCGTGACACGATCCACTCCCTAGAGGAGGCGATCAGTGACGGCTTCATGATGTCCGCTCAGCTGTACAAGCAGTACGGTGACGAGCAGACAGCGGTACGTGCCTACGACAAGGACGGAATGGTCGAGGTCGTACAGCTCAAGAAGTCGCTGATCCCGATCGACCTACAGGTACGTGTGCAGACAACCACAGGGCTGCCGCAGACCATCGCTGGTAAGTGGGATCGCGTGCTCAACCTGCTGCAGTACCAGGTCATCGACCCGCAGCGTGCCATCGAGCTACTGGATCTGTCGTCTGAGGACCCGGAGCTTGCTCCGTTCCAGCAGGACAAGAAGAACCAGCACCGCGAGAACAAGCAGATGCTCAACGACGAGATCGTTGTGCCGAAGCTGTGGGACGACCACGACGTACACATCGACGAGATGAACAAGTTCCGCAAGACGGAAGAGTATCGTCGTGCTGTCGCGGCCAACCCGATGCTAGAGCAGCGCTTCCAGTTCCACGAGGACGAGCACAAGAAGATGCGCTCCCTTGTCGATGCTGAAATGGCACAGCGGCAGGCTGACATGCAGGCTGCTGCTGCCCCGCCTCCTCCTGAGGGCGGCGAGGGCGCACCAGCGCCTCCGGGTGGCGGAGCGCCGCCTGACGGCGGTGGCGGACCACCTCAGCCACCTGAGCCAGGGCCAGCTGGACCAGCCCCCGTGGCATAGTCCGCAAATTGCAGGAAAAGATTTCTTCACTTTCCCTTAATCCGTACCAGGATGTGATACTATGCCACCAATGACTCCTCCTACCTCCGCAGCAGGCGCACCGCCCGAGGGCGCTGTGCCGATGGATCCAGCGATTGACAAGTCGCTGAATACCACAATGCAGGGCCTTGCCTCGCTATACATGGCGTGCCACAAGGCTAACCCTGACTCCCCTCTGTGCGACGCCATCATGTCAGTACAGAAGGCTGTTGCGGAGATTGGCCGTACTGCCGGTTCCACGGATGACCCATCTATGATGGCCGAGGACCCGAACGCTATGCCCCCGGAGGGCGGTGACCCGATGGCCGAAGAGGCCATGATGGGTGGCGACCCGATGATGGGTGGCGGCGAGGATCCCATGGCGGATCCGGCTATGATGGAGCCTCCTCCAGAGGACGCTATGCCAATGGCACCTGGCGCGTCTATCGCTGACGCTGCCGGTGAGACCCAGTCAATGATGCAGAACGCGGCCAAGCGCCGCCTCGGCCAGTAAGGAGTTAACTTGACTTTCGGAACAGCAGGATCAGGCGCGGCACAGGGTGGCAGTGGGCTTTCTGTGAGTGACGAGGACATTCGTCCCACAGACACAGGAAGTGAGAAGCCCGACTCAAGCCCCAAGACCGGAAAGCAGCAGGACCAGTCACAGCCTAAGTCTGGCGACACGCAGTCCAAGGAAGGGCAGCAGTCACAGCCAGATCCGGCCAAGGATAAGGGTCCTGGCCCGTGGGACGCGAAGCTCCAGCAGCTGGGTCTAGACGACCCTCGCTTCTCGGAGTTCTTCCGCAATGAAGTACAGCCCTACATCACCCAGCTAGAGCAGGGTGGGCAGGGCGGCGATCCTCAGATTCAGGAGCATGCCGAGTCGTGGCAGGAGCTTCTGTCAGCCTTCGAGGCTGATCCTGAGGGCGCTTACCGCGAGCTAGGAGAGCTACTCGGGGTAACAGGTGGAGAGATGGGCGATCCGAACGCCGATCTCGGTGGTGAAGGTTTCGATGACGATGACCTCAGCCTTCCAGGCGATGAGGACGAGCAGGACGACCCCCGTCTTGCGTACGTCGACGAGATCATGGAGCGTGAGCGCACGCAGAAGGAAGATGCCGAGTACGACAGCTTCCTCAAGCAGATGGCCGAGCGTATGCCCGGTTTCAACGACGAACTGTTCACTACGTTCGTAGTCGCTAACGCTGGTAACCTCGACCTGGCGATGAGCCAGTACGAGAAGTACCACAAGGCTCCTGAGCCCCCATCTGATGCACCGCCGTCACCTACTGGTGGCACGGCACCCGCAGCGGCTCCACGTTTTGGTTCAATTGGCGACGCCGTATCTTCGTGGATGAGCGAAGACAAGGCGTCTAACCCAGGGACCAGACGATAATGCGCGACCTTAACCTATTGACCTCAACACCCCAGGGGGTGTAAATGGCTACGCTTACGACCTTCTCCGGCGCAATGAAGACCAAATTTATTGGGCCGATTCGAGACCAGCTTCACAGCAACAAGGTACTGCTGTTCGGTACCCACGATAAGCAGGGCGAGGGTGACGGTGGCGACCCGCAGGCTGGGCGTGACTGGCGTGGTATTGAGGCGCTGGCAGACGGTATCGACTTCGTCGGTAACGAGTTCCGCCTTCCGCTTCGTACTACGCGTAACCAGGGTATCGGTTCTCGTGCTGAGAACACGACCCTGCCTGCTCCTGGCAACGAGGGCTTCACTCAGATCTCTGAGCCCCTTCGTTACCACTACGGTCTGTTCAACATCACCGGTCAGCTGATCAAGGCGTCCGAGTCGAACGAGGGTGCCTTCAAGCGTGCCCTGACCGTCGAGATGGAGGGTACTACAGACTCCCTTAAGCGTAAGATGAACATCGACGCTTACGGTAACGCTACTGGTGCCCTTACGCTCTGCCGTACTGCTCAGACCTCAGCCACTCTGGACGTTGATTCAACGATCAACTTCCAGGTCGGTGAGATCGTGGACATCTACGACGTGTCCGGTACTCTCTACCTAGCGGCTGCTCGTACCGTTACAGCGATCTCTCGTACCAACCGTACGATTACGATCTCTGGCGCTGCGGTTGCCGTTGAGGTTGGCGACCAGATCATTCGTGCGTCTTCGGACTCTACGACTGGTGTGCCGAACAACGACAAGAACAACGTGATCAACGGTCTGGAGAACATCGTGGACAACTCGTCTACGCTCCACACCCTGGTTCCGGCTTCTGCGTCGTACTGGGCCTCGACTGTTGTTAACGCCAACCAGGCCGTTGTTGGTGACTCGCTGCTTCGTCAGCTTGTCGACGGTATCGGCTTCGAGTCTGGCGCTGACGATGAGCTAGTGATGATTACCACTCGTGGTATCCGCACTCGCTACGCCAACACGCTGACACAGTTCAAGCGTTTCAACGACGCTCAGTCTGTTAAGCTTCGCGGCGGTTTCACTGCGCTGATGTTCGACGACAAGCCGATGGTGATTGACGACCAATGCCCCATTGGTCGCGTTTACGCGCTCAACACCAAGGCGCTGTTCTGGTCTGAGATGTCCGACTGGGATTGGATGGATCTTGACGGTGAAACCCTAAAGTGGGAGCCCCGTCTGGACCGTTACATTGGCATTTTGTATAAGTACTGCCAGCTAGGTACCTGGGCGCGCAATCGCCACGGTAAGATCGTGAATGCAGTGGATGATATTAAGTAACAAGAGTGGTAGGCTCAACCTACCTGGTAGCTGATCCACCCGCGATGGAGCCAGTCGGTCACTGTGACTGGCTGGCTCCTTTTCTTTTGGAGAAACACATTGCCTAGTAAAGACCCAGCAGTCATGAAGCGAGCGCGCGACAAGTTCAACGCGAAGCCGAAGAACAAGGAGTACATCCGCAACGCCATGCTCAAAACGCGTTACGGGATTACCCTAGAGGAGTACGCGGTGATGCTGGCGGAACAGGGTGGCTCATGCGCTCTCTGCTTCAAGGAGCCGGAGAAGGGCAAGGTACTGGACGTGGATCACTGTCACGATTCCCTAAAGGTTCGCGGACTACTGTGCCGCAGTTGTAACTTGATGCTCGGCCACACCAAGGACGACCCTGACCGCCTACGTAGGGCGGCTGACTATCTGGAGAAGCATGTCTAACGAGCAGCTAAGCGCACCACGTCCTTCCAACCTCCGCATGCGGGGCGCGAACGCGATGACGCAGGTAGAGAGCGACGTGTACAACATCTGCACTCGCGTCCGCGAAATCGACCCCTCGCTAAGCGTCGTCCTACAGGAGGGACACCCGAAGCCCTGGGTGGTCATGGAGCTAGGCATCGACGGAGAGGAGCGGTTCGTCGCTCGCTATGAGGAGCTAGACGCCCGCATCCTAGAGAACCTCCGCTACATGCTAGCCGTCCCGTTTGAGAAGCGCCTCGACGTGCTACAGCGGCAGGCTGACAAGGAGAACGCCGAGCGTGGTCGCCTCACTGAGGAGAAGATCGACCAGCTGGCGCACGCCTTCTACGATGCCGGTGTGAAGTCCAACCTGATCGACCCGAAGTGGGGTAAGTCGTACCGCAACGTGAAGGGAGGTGTGAATGGCAGCGCTAAGCGCCCTTCGTAACAGGGTCAAGTATCTCGGTGGCTACGGTACTGATGACAACACTCGTATCGACAACGCCATCAACATGGCACAGGAGGACATCGCCTCCCGTGTCGAGAAGTGGTCGTGGCTAGAGGACGTTGTCAATGTGTCAACGACCGCTGGCGTTCAGACAATCGCCGTACCCGCTGCGGTGCGCACGGTGGGCCGCCTGCGTCCGGTGACGGACAACACTCCCGCTCCCCGCTTCACTGACTGGGATGACTTCTCGCTGGGCTACTTCAACCGCCAGGCTGAGTCGACGACCATGGTCGGGACGCCGTACAACTACTCGCTGTACAACGGCAACATCGTGTTCGACGCCATCCCTGACGCTGTCTACACGTACGCTCTGCAGTACTACGGTCGCACGACGACTCTTACTGCCGACGGTGACACACCGATCCTGCCCGCTGAGGACCACGACACACTGGTCTACGGCGCTCTCATGTTCCTGACCGCACGGGACAAGGACCCGCAGATGATGGGTTACTGGCAGCAGATGTACGAGGGCAAGGTACGCTCGATGCGTACGAAGAACAAGATGAACCAGTCTGAGTCGGTCAAGAAGATCGCCATGCCTGGTCACTACTACGGGACCTACGACTACTAATGGCTTCCGCGCTACAGTACCTCAACGTACCGCTACCCATCCGTGGTATGAACACGGACGCTTCGCCGTCGCAGATCTCGCCGGAGTACGCCCCCTACCTGCGTAACGTCGTGCTGGAGCCTAACCAGATCCGCTCACGTAAGGGCTGGATCCGCAAGGGTTACCTCGGCACGCTGTACGGTACGCCTGCTGACGCTCGCATCGGGGGCGTGGGCTACTACCCCCACACAGGCGCAGCGCTGGTACACGCCTACACCTACTCATCTGGTGGCTACGAGTACGACTACAAGACTGGTGCGGTCGGTGGTGGTTCCTTCGGTGGCGGTGTCGCTGAGCCGATCATCCACAACATCGGAACAGGGGCACCTGTGGCCGGTGCCGGTGGCCTACTTAACTACGGGTTCCCCATCGGGCGTACGGTCATGTACGACGGCGCGCTGTACTACGCCAATGAGCAGCCGGGCAACGCCTCGGGTAACAGCGGCCAGCTGTGTATGTGGGCCGGGTCTAACGAGGCCACGTACACCACAGGTGGTGTGACGCTGAGCAACGGTTCTAAGGTAGGCTCCTTCTCCTCCGCGCCGTCCTACTCAACCACAGGCATGTTCCTGCAGGTGACTGGCGGCGCTACTGGACCAGGCGTCAACTACCGCTACATGTACCGCATCACACAGCATACCGCCTCGTCCACCACGTTCATCATCGAGCGAGCGTACGGGTTAGGCGAGAA